ATATCCATCAGGCTTTTGCTGATAGTTTATGTAAAGGATTGCCCTCAGTCTTTGGCTGGGTGTCTTTTCGGTTTCCAGGTCTGTCTTTAGATTCTCAATGGCATCCACCTCACTAGCCTGGAATGATTCCTCTTTGATGGCTGCATAGCAAAATTTCTGATTCAGCTGGAATAGTTCAGCTGCCTGGGCAGGTGTCAATTCCTGTGTGCCTATGGTGATCCTGACTGTCTTATCTTTTCGGGATGCTATGCTTTCAATTTGTGCAGGTAGTAGTATCATTATTTTTTACGCTTAATTTTTAAGATTGCCACAGTAGTGTAGTCGGCCTGAATATTCTTTACATCACTACTCCAGTAATAAATTCCAACTTTATTTAAGCCATCATAGTTGCATATTTCCGCAGCTGTTACATCATTTTTGCCAATAGCCTCATCATCCATATAGTGTCCAACTTCATATCCTGGTTTCATAAATAGGTTATTTGATTCCGTTTACTATGTTGTTAAATTCATTGACAGCACTTTCCTGTTCTAGAAAGTTGTTTACATCAGTGATGTGTTTGTTGATCAGTGCATCTGCCATGTTGTATGTGTAGTGTCCTGATGTTTCAACTTGATCACCACTCATCCCTGTTTTGCTTACAGCTAGAAACCAACATTTGTTGGACAGGATTTTCCAAATGGCTCTCAGCTTACTCATCTGCCCTGCCCCCTGTATGCCTTAGGTCTAGGGCTGTGTTTGTTAAAACTCTTTTTGGCTGATCCTCTTTTCCGTTTTCCAAAACTTACTTTGAATGATCCATTGCTAACCTTTGCCATACAATTTTGACCAGTTTGTAGGGTAGGCCAGTGGTCTGATTAACTGATACCCTTTGTTTAAAAAATATGCATCCCATTCAGATTGCTCTTTGATATTGATATGCCCCCAGGCCTCATCATTTTCTGTCCGCTGTGATGTTGAACTGAATAGAATGTATGATGGCTGTACTTGTTTAAATAGTGCATCCAACTCCTTATCAGTCATGTGTTCTGCTGTTTCAATAAATACCAGCAGATCTGTGGTGATCGGTTTGCCCAGGATCTCAATGTGTGGCACTCTGTTTTTCATGTACTCAATATGTGATTTGAACTTTTCACATGCCTTTACATCATAGCCTGCTTTGTGAAATGCATCAGAATAAACTCCAGTGCCTGCCCCAAAGTCTAGGACAGTCCTGACTGGTAGATCTGACAGCTGTGTGGCTGTAGATGCCCCTAGTTGTAAAAATGCAGGATTGTCCAGGCTGATGCCCATCTCTAATTCAATCCGTAAAAATTCAGCATCTGTGATCATTCAGTTTCTCTTTGTGCTTATCAATTAAAAAGTCCACCCATTGTTTCTTATCACCGTATTCCAAATGACAGGATCTGCAAACTGCCATCAGATTCTCAATCACATCTTTATCCTTTGATCCACCCATGCCCCTGGCTTTGATGTGGTGAATGTCTACTGCCTGCCTGCCACACACTTCACAGGGGATAAAGTCACTGTTTTTATACCCCATCCCCTGCAAATAAATTTGTGTGTGTTTCCTCATCCTTTCCCCATTAATTTTTTTCGTTGGTTAATAATAAAAAAATTAAGGATGAGAATATCTTAAATGAGACTGCTATACAGCTGGTGTCTCAGTTCATTAATCTTATCCAAATGGAAATATTGATTGCACCACTCATGGTTTGCCTCACCTATTTCCTTCCTATAAATAGCATCAGTGGTGACTTTTTTGATTGCCTTATACCAGTCAGTCTGATTGCTCACCTTCACAGTGTATGGGCATCCTTTGTATGGATCAACATTGCTGACAATGACAGGGATCTTTTTAGTGGCTGCCTCTAATACTTTCAGGTTTGATTTCATGCTGTTGAACTTGCTTTCCACCAGTGGCACAATAGACACATCAGCCTCATTGTAGAAATTCATGTACTCTGTGATAGGCAAAGCCTTTTTGACTGCCCCTGGCATCTGTAGTGCCACAGTAAAATCATTGATCATTCTGTGCCATACTATCTTGCTGAAATCATTTGCTGGATCATAGCCACACAATGTGAAATGCAGCTGATTGACCAGGTGCTTATCTGACAGCACCCTTTTGAATGGGTTGCCCAATAGTGCCACATCTTTCTGATGGGTGATTGATCCTGTATATACCACTCTAATCCTGTCACCTGGTGTGTGTACATCAGTGAACTGATCTTTGCCGTATGGTAGGGCATTAGGTACTACATGCACTTTCTCATTGTATTTGCTGATGTGATACCTCAATCCCATGTTTGTGCAGGTAACCAGGTCAGCTGCCTTAATATGTTCAATGATGGGATCTGCCTCATATTGGCCATACAGGATGTGCCAGGGATCTAAATACCAATAGTCATCAATGTCCAGGATCAGTTTAAATCCATACTTTTCCCTGTAGGCCTTTAGGTCATCAATGTGGCATGATGGGATGTACCTATTGACTACCACCAGGTCATATCCCTCTGATAAGATCTCATCATTGATGGTGTCAGTAAAGAATGCAAATTCCTTTTTCATGTAGTAAATGGGCATCATCAGTCTGTGATAGCCCACCCCACTGTTCTGTTGTGTGATGACTAGTATTCTCATTTCAGCTTTTTAATTTGCACCATCATATCATAGATCCCAGCCAGTGCAAATGCTGTCATGACAGCTGCAATGCAAATCCAGTAGATTGTAGTGATCATAGTAGGTATGTTTTATTTCTTTTTAGCTTTCTTTGGTTTCACCTCACTTTGTACGGTTTCCTGTACAGATTCCTGTACTGGCTGTGCATTCACAACATTTGTCTCATAGTAGTGCATCAGCCTTTTCATCATGTCAAACACACAGCCACCACACCAGTAGGTCAGCACATACTGTGGATCTAAATACTGATGGTAAATGTGTTCATACATTTGCAGGACATCCATAGGGATCTGCCTGGTGTAGCCCAGTTTAACTGTCTCAAAGTTTATTTTGTGCTTTTCAATAAAATCAATGTGATCCTGATTCATATGCTTTGTTCATTAATGTTTTAAATAATACTGCCAGGATTGCTGATGCAAACATGACAATGATGATCTCTGTGACCTCTATTGGCAACATGTACAGTGCCAGTGCCACCCATGCAGGTAGACACACCAGGCAGTTGAATGGCTTGAAATTCAATTTCCATTTCAATGGGAATCTGCCCATTTCAATAAAATAGTAGCTGAATAGTGCTGATGCTAGGATGTTTAATAGTAGATTGATCATATTACTTTTTTAATTTTAAGGCCTCCAATTTGTTTGATGCACACATCATCTTTCAGTCTGCCCTCAACCTTTTCCCTGATAAATTCATTCACCTCATCAATGATGTCAATCAATGTGTCCATGTCAGTTTCCTTATTGATGTCAATCATCACATCCAGGCCTGCATGAATAAAATTCCCTATCAATTTTTTCTGTGTCATATCCTCTTTTCTTAGTGCTTTTGAAAGTTTCTTTTTAACCTTCGTTACAGTTTTAAATAGGGATCTGTAGGGGATTTGTGTGTCTCTGCTTAGTTTCAAAATGTTTTTTCCATTCTCAGCATAGTCCTCAAATATGTTTTTCTCATACCAGTGCAGTTCACCCATTGACTTTTTCAGCTTGCTGTCCATTTCCTCATGCACATCTGACTGGTCATCTGCTGTCTCATAGTTGTCACAATACTCACCAAATGACTTTCTGAACATGTTGAAAAATGTAGATCGGTCACTCTTTGCCATGTTCAACATTGTCCTGACAATAAAGTATTTTAAATATCCACTAGTCCACATGCCACACAGTCTCTCTGAATCCATCTCACACAATACCAGGAAAATTTCCTGTCTTAGATCATCCTGTAATTCTACAGGCTGCATCTTACTGATGGCTTGGTTGATGTCCTTATCTTGGTACATCTGTGTGATGATGGTATCTTTTTTCATAGGGTTGGGTTTGTCCATTCTTTGATGCACACCATTCCATTTTCCTCTGTTGCAATCAGGCATTGGCATCCTGATGTTTTTGCTCTGTTCATGAAATTTATTTGATCCTGGCTCATTCTGTCATTGACTGTTTTGACTTCACAATAAACAGCCACACCAGTAAATTTTTGGAATCCTATGATGTCAGGTACACCTTTCAGGCCAGTGAATGTTCTGCCTCTCACAGCTAGATTGTTCTGTCTCCATACAAAGCACATCCTGGTTTCCAGGATCTTGATGGCAGTGTTTGTGATTTGTGATACTGTCAATTCTTTCATAGGATGTCTCAAATATGTTTCTATGTTCTGATAGTACAAAATATTTTACTAACTTTTTTTAGCTGATTCCTGCATGTAGTTTTTCATGGCATTTCTGAACTGTTCTTTTTCACTGGTCACATCATCACTGGATCTGTTTTGATCACCACTGGATTTGAATTGTGCATTTTGTTCATCTTTAAATCTTACATACTGCCTGTGTCTTTCATCCCTGTAATTCTCTAGCATTTCAAAAAATGTGGGGATGTCCATACGGTCATAGACTTTCCCATACTTTGCTTTGATCATTCCATCCAGGAATAGCATGATGTCCTCAAATGCCAGCTGATCCTCATTGGCTGAATCAATCAGCTGTAGTGACAATTCCATCACCTGATCTGCATTCATGCCTACCCTCAGGTTGAAATTTGACAAAGCCTTATTGATGGCTTTGGCTAGTATGGCAGATACTTTGTCCATGCCGTATGTGTTTACTAGCCCAGGCAGCCTGTCCTTTACTGGGATCTGTTGGATCACCATCATTGGCAATGGCTCTCCCTTTTCTTTCCACCTGCACATCTCATTGAACACCTGGCCTGTGCTACCTACTGCCAAAGCGTTTAGCAAATGCCTCGTGTAGTTGTTGGTCTGTGATATGGCTAGATCTTGCCTGGTTTGTTTTTGTAGTTCCATTGTTTTCAGTTTTTAATTCAAAAAATCCTTTCCATCCTTTTGCCATTGATTGCATGATGATATTCATGGCAGTGTCCTCATGGCCACCTGAAAGTTTCACCAGTTCATTCAAACTGGCTTGCTCTGATCCAGCTGACTTAAACTTGAATTTGTGATCCTGGGATTTGTAGTCTTTCCAGGTTGCCCAATAGTTTATGAATTTTGCAGATGTCCAGGGCATTGTGATCTCAACTTTTGGCTTTGCCTTTTTTTCATTTTTACTTTCATCTTTATTTTCATTTTCATTTTCATTTTCATTTTCCATATGTGGTGACATATGTTTTTCATATGTAGATGATATGATTGTTTTTTTGCTAATTCTGTTAGCTTTTCGGCTATCAGTAAAGTTTTTGCGTTTGTTGATCTCATCCTCTACCCTTTGATTGTAGTACATGCCATCATCATCTTTTTTGAATTTTGCGAAAATGTCCGCATCATATGTTTTACATATGTGCATCATATGTTTTTCACTTAGGTGTCCATGTAGGTGTTGCATACATAACAACCTGATATACTTTCCAACTTGCTCATCAGACATGAAAGCAACACCTGTGATAAAGTCACTGGAATAAAATAGGAATGCTGGATCTTTTGCCATAGGGTAAAAAAAAGCCCCAGTGTAGTGGATTACAAAGGGGCTAGGTTATTTAATAACCAATAAACTCAGAATATCATCCACTATATTCTGACCTTAACTTTGTCAAATATGTTTTAAAGTTTTGAAACTACCAAACAAAGTTTTGATGTCAGCCCAAAAAAATAGGCCTCCAAAAGTTTACAGTCCTGCCTGTTTCAAAGTCTTTGCCCCTGAATGAAAACTCAATCCTGCCAGCCTCAATCAGTTCACCTCTCCTGGGTGTAACTCTGTTAATCGGCCAGGCCAGGTGTTCTGCAATCTGATGGTCACAGCATGTGCCTAGTTCAATGATGGCCTCCAGGACAGTCTGTTGTTTGTTATTGATGTTTTTCTGTGCCACCTGGTATGCAGGCAGGCTGGTTTGGTAGTCATACATATTAGATGTCTAATAAAATGGTGATGTAATACAGATTCCCTTTTGTATGGTCACAGATGTCTTTAAACTGTTTCATGAATTTTTTCATGTCATAGCGTTTAAAAAACTTTTGATCCCTGATCAATCGGTCATTTTTATACAGGCATATGACACCCCTGACCTCGTTGCATTTTAGTCTTTTCATAGGTAGAAATAATAAAGCCCAGCACTGTGATATGCTGGGCTAATTGATTAAAATGGTAGATCATCATCAACAATCTCTGCATCCTCTATAGGTGCAGCTGGTGCTGACTTTTTCACTGGTACATTGGCAGCAGCAGTCTGTTGCTTTGCCTCCACAAATTTAAGGTTGCCCACATAGACTTTTGTGTCTTTGGCCTCTCTTTCCTCTTTGGTTTGATTTACCTGGATGCTGCCATTGTTTCCAAACTTGTCTGCATCATCATTGATCCACACATTGATGTTCAGATACTGTTTTCCTGTTTTCTCTGATTTCCAAATTTTGTCCTTTGGAATGTCTGTTAGGCAGATACTGCCTGATAGCAATTTGCTCATGTTTGTTTTATTTAGGGATTTGAATTTTGAATGTTGATGTGCTGGTCTTGATCGGCAAATCACCTTTGTGATATGTCCTTTCATGATCCTCAATGGCTTTCTGCTTTTCCTTTAGTTCTGCAATCTGCTGATCCAGTTCTGACCACCCAGGCAGATGGCTGTAGTCATATTTGATGCTGGTCATTTCTGACACCTGCACCCCATTGATCTCAGCTTTCATCTTTGGGTGCTTTCCCAGTTCATCCATCACATCACTGCTGATTTTCTCTTTGACCATCTTAGTCAATGTTTCCATTGCATTCAGTCTGATCACAGCATCCAGTGGATTGATGTAGCCATCTTTCACCTGTTCTGCAATGGCCTCAGCCATGAGATCCAGGCCAAATTTGGTAGGGGCAATTTCCCCTACCTTAATGTCATCAAGATTAATTTTTTCTAATTGCATCTTTTTTAGTTGTAAAGTGTGACTTAAGATTGTTGTCCTCAACCAGTTTAGCATTGACATGATACAGTGTGTTCAGCTGTCCAATGCTCTCACAGCTGTCCAGCACCATCAACAGGTCATCAGCTGTGGTATATGTTTTCCTGGCCAACAGATCAATTTCTGATGGCTGTGGCTCTGCCTTTGGTTTGACCTCATGTGTGTCATACTCAGTGTCCAGCTTTTCCTCTGTAGGGATCAGAAACATTTGCATCAGTGCATATTTCAATGCAGTGGACATGGCTTTGTTTGTAGACTTGTCACCGCTATCCATAGCCTCACCCTCCAGGACAGATTCAATGAAAGATCCATCAGTGGTGAAAAATTTAAACTGGCATTTGGCAATGGTGTAGATCAGCACACCACCTTTGGCTGTCTGCCTTTCCTCTCTCTTAGATTCCAGTACATTGCTGGTGATGAATACTGCATTTTTTTTGAACAGTGGCTGCAAAGCATTGTACATGTCATCAATGCCTCTGAATAAATAGCCCTGTGCTTGATTCTTTTTGTTTTTACCAATGGCCTCAATTTCCTGCATGATTGCATTGATGGCCATGTAAATGTTGTTTTGTGTCATTGCTTTAGTTGTTTTCATTTATGATAGTATTTATTGGTAGTATTGTGCTTTTTACATATCCAGCTGTCTTAAAGCATTTGACAACATCCTGGATGGTCATCACAGCCACTGGGCTGTAGATCATGGCATCAATCAATTCACCCAACAGTTGATGCCTTTCCTGTGGCACTAGGTCACACCAGGTAGGCAGTTTAGTTTCTAGCATATTCAGCTGTGATTTTAGTGATTGAATTTTTGATGTCTTTGAATGGATCTACAAAGTTGATCAGTATGTAGGTGTAGATGTCATGGGCAATGTACTGATGTGACATGTCCCAATACTGATCCAGTGTGTATGTGCCTGATTCCTGGCAATGTTCACCAGTGTGATCTGACCAGTCATGCACCCAGTTCAGTCTGTCTGTCCTTTGCAGCCAGTCCTCAAATTTTGATAAGGGGATTTCACATGTAGTGTTTTCCAATTCTACAGTCAAAGAATTTAGATTCCTTTCTGCAATAAAATCAATGATTTCAAAAAGTGTTTTCATAGTTGTGTCGGTTAAATGACACTGCTAAAATAGTAAAACATTTTATACTACCAAACTATTTCCAAACTTTTTTTTGAAATGTTTAAAAAAAAGGCAGACATAAAATCTGCCCTTTGATGGTTTCTCAATCATCTTTTAGTCCTGAAAGTAGTGCTGTCACTAAGAATCCTGCCACTACACCACTCATAAAAATTAAGTACATCATATATTGTCATATTTGTTTCCAATAGCTGTCAGCACCTCATTTTTCAATCTCAGGATGCTGTCCCTTTTAAACATCACTCTGTTGCCCTCCCTGATCCAGTCTACATCTCTGACCAGGTGACTGTTTGCATCATGTCCAGGATCTAAGTCTTTTACCATCCTGACCTGAATCCATGTCCGCTGTCTGTTGATTAAACTCATGGCCTCTTTCATAGTGATCAGATCACTGGTCACTGGTACTGCCTGGCTGTTTTTCAGCCACTCAATGTTGTCATTGAATCTTTTGATTTCTTTCAGTTGTTCTGTTGTCATAGAATAAAGTTGAAAAAAGCTAACAAAAACTAAATATTGTTAGTATATTGTGGCAAATCATGCTCAAATTTAAACTTTGTTTGGTTATTTCCAAACATAGTATGCAAAATTTAATACTATGCATCAGAATGAACTTTTGAACAAAGCTGTGCAGTATTTATACGGAAAGGGAATCATCACAAAGGACAAAGACATTGCAGACAAAATGGGATATAATAAGGCCACTGTCAGCAGCTACCTTAGTGGAAATGCAAAAGCCTCCTCAGAATTTGAAAAGAATTTTGAGAAAGCCTTTGCCATAAAACTGAAAGAATTTGCAACTGGTGGCAAACAGGAAACTATTGAAAAACCTGATGCCATTCAAATACTGACTGAATCAATATTGCAGATCAAAGCTGAGATCCAAACTAATCGGCAGATGATGATTGAGACTTTGGCAGCTGTTTCAGATCGGTCTGTGATGGATGTCCAGCTGATGGCTGAGAAACTTTTGCAGCATAATCTAGCAAAGATCTTACACGAATTGAAACAGGGATAGTTTTCTTGGTTTTCCGTTTCTCACTTTTCATAGGGCAAAAAATTAATACTGCCCCAAACGGTAATTGTTTTTTATTATTTTATGTTTAAACATCCTTTAAGGCACTAGCCTGATATTTTATTTTATCACCTGTCAGATGGTAGTAAACTTTCACAGTATTTGCATTCACTCCCAGTAGTGCTGCTGTTGTACTTTCAGGCAAACCATTGGCTGCACACATGTAACCAAATGAATGTCTGCCACTGTGTGTGCTGATCTCTTTGTCAATGCCAGCCATTGATGCCAGGCTTTTCAGCATCACATTGCATTTCTGATTGCTCAGTGGCTTTGGTAAATCTTTTATATATACAATAATTTTTGACAGTGTTTTGCCAATAGGCAGCACCACATGTGTTTTGTTTTTCAATGCCCTCAGCTTTACATGCCCATCCTCAACATTGCTCATTGTAAATCTGCCCCAGTCAGAATGTCTCAGGCCAGTGTAGCACCCCAGTAAAAAATAGCACAGTGTTGCATGCATTGATTTGCTCATTGGTTTGTCCAGCAGATCCACCATCAATTTCAATTCATGATCCACCAGGTACAGCCTATCTGTCTGCTGATACTTTGGTTTGATGTATTGATCAAATGGATCATCATGAATGATCTTTTCTTTCCTGGCCTGTGTGATGATTCTGCTGACATATTTGATGGTTGTATGAATGGTGTTTTGTGCCAGTGGCTTTTTTCTGCACCATGTCTCAAACTTTCTCAGCCATTCAACAGTCACATCACTGATCAATAATTGCTCACCTCCATAGTCTATGATCCTGTTCAATTTTGTCTGATCCCATTTGACCTCTTTTGCATATTGCTTGAATGACCTGGCCACTGTCACCTGGCCTTTGATGATTCTCTTTGACAGCTGCACACCCTGGATGCTGTTGTTGATCAGATCCCTTTCAATTTCGGCAATCTTTCTCCTGATTGATACATTGATCAGCTTTGCATTTTCATGCCTGTAAACAGCTTTATTTTCATCATCCCACTGGTCTTTGTGTACCCTGTGTGATGTGTTTATGTAGGTGACTTTCCTATCAACAGTGACAGCAATTTTGATTGATGCCATGCCTTTCTCATTGATCTTATGTTTCAGGATCACTGGCCTGATGGTGAACTTTTGCATAGTGGGTAAAACAGTGGGTAAAACAAAAGGACAAACAAATGAACTAATAAAGGATAAAAATAGATAAAAATAGCATAGCATGCAAATGCAGTCCAGTGGCTGGAATGCAGACTGGACATAAAAAAACCACTGAAATTCAGTGGCTTAGTTTTTGCTTTCTGTGGAGCTGGTGGGATTTGCTATGTCTATGACATTCAATATCTTAGATGCATGGGTAAAACGTACAGACAAACATCTGACTAAAATTTGACATTTGCCAGGTCTTTGCCCAGCTTTGCTGCACACTTTTGCATCTGCTTTTTTTCCTGATCACTAAAATCAATGGGCTGTTTGTTGCCATCAAAGCCCCTCAGTTTGTGATAGTAGTTGGTGATCCCAGTGCAATACCTGGTGAAAAACTGCTTTGCAGGTACTATCTTAAAAAATTCATCTCTAGTCATATTGTGCATGTCTTATAGGAATCAACATCAAATGTCTCACTTTTTGGCAACTTTTTAGGCTTTGATCTTACTTTTTTTGATGGCTCATATCCTTTCACCCTGCAATAGACATCCACATCTGTGTAGGTGATGCCCAGGATCTGTGACATCCTTTGCACTGGCTCATACTTGTAACTCTCATCAATGTACTGCTTTTCAGCAATGGATAGCGTTTTGCTGGTTTTGCCTCTCGGCATTTCTGCCAGCCTGATGAACTCGGCCATGACTATTTGCAAAATGGATCTTGAAGTAAAGACAAAAGATAAAATGCAGCTGATACGGCAATGACTGCCTGGATGGTTTTGCTTTGTAGGTTTTTCATAGTTTGTAGGTTTAGAACACAAAGATAGTAAACTATGTTATACTGCCAAATTTATTTTAACGGTAACGTATAAACGTAAAAAAGCCCACCATGAAAATGGCAGGCCGTATTTAACCGAATCTATGAAAACAACTAAATTTTTTCCTCTCTGAATATCTGTTCAATGTGACCAGGTAGCACTGTGTAGTCATTTTTAAAATGGCTAGGCATCACATCCATCAGCCTTTTATTGTTGTATGGGCTGTTGTTTGACTTGCACCATCTTTTGCTGATCATCATCCAATTGTAGAAATAGATGTATGTGTTTGCCTTTTTGATGTATTGTTTTTTGTCAATAGGTAGTTTGAATTTATTGATCAATGACACTGACCTGATCTCATTGTCCAGTTCTAAATCCCTGCACAGTCCTAAATAGTGTGACAGGTTTCTGACTTTTTTACCCTCTAGCATAGCATTGAATCTGTCATATGCCCCTGCATTCATGGCATTTGTCCAGGCTGTACATTGTTCAGCCCATTGTGTAAAGTGTGCAAATTCATGCACCAGGATCTCAAAGGAATCAGGTCTGTTCATTGCACAGGCCAACACAGGCACAGATTCATCAAAATATCCTGAACATCTGTTTGTGGCATCTAGTTTCAGATACTTTGTATTCTTTAGCTTGCACTGGACATTGAATGTCTTGCAGGTATTTTTGACATGTTCAACAAAGTCCATAATTAAATATCTTTTAGGATAGCCTCATCAGGCCTGTCTATTTCGGGAATGTTCACCCTCTGACCACCTCTGACAGCTGCCAGCATTTTTCTCAGTTGGCTTTCCAAAGAATGCACATCCTGTAGTTTCTGCACCAGCCATGATTCCTGATCCATGACTGGCATCTTATTAAATCCCTTTGGCATTTTCATATTCAAATTGTATTAGTAAATCAATGTAGTGTTTGGCTTTTTTCAGATCCTCAACTCCATTCTTTTCTCTGTGTCTCATCACATACTTTATGATGTTGCCCTCTATGAATGGCACATTGTTTTTATGTATGAACTCTGTAGGCTGGATCTTATATTTAGCATAATGACCACCACCCACCTGGATGTCAGATGCTTTACAGGATTTGGCCATTGTAGATCCTTTTGTTGCTTACTGAATAGGATTTGTCTGCATGCACTTTGATGTGTGCAAAGCCATGACTGTAGTTGCTCACCAGTGGGCTGTAGTCAGGTTTCAGTTCACACAGGCATCCTGTACTCCATGTTGTGGTCATGTCACCATCCATGTTTGTCTCTGTATGCTCACTCACTTTGTGTACATGCCCAATGATCGTTGATTGCTTTGCTTTGGTATATAAACCCCTGGCACTGTTTACTGGTGCAAAAAATCCTCTCATCACATGGTGTCCATGTGTGATTGACAGGTGACCAGCTTTCACCAGGACATTGTCCTCAATGCTGGTGATCTTGTATTTGTTGAAATTCAGCAGGCTTTCCATCTTAAACTCATCCATGTCCAGGATCTCAGGTGCTTTCACTCTTAGATACAATTCCAGTCTGATGTCATGATTGCCTTTTAGGAAATAGATCTGCTGTGTAGGAAATGCCTCTCTCATAGCATCCAGCATCACCTTTGCTGTGTCCAGTTCATATTTGACAGATCTCTTTGCAGGATTCTTTTCAAACCTACTGATCTGACAAAAGTCCATCAGATCCCCATTGATAAAAATGGTATTCACATTGTTTTCCTGGCCATACTGAAATGCAGCTGTAGTGGCTGCAATGTCATGATAAGGGATGTGCAGATCTGAGATCAGCAGAATATTGTTGCAGGCTGTTGGTAGTGTGAATGGCTTTCTTTCCTCTGCACTGCTTTCAGGTAATTTATACGGATTGTAGTTGTATTTTAAATCCTCTTTTTTGTGTCCAGTGAATTTGCGTTTCTGATCACCGACCTGCCCTCTGACATATCTCAATGACTGTCTAGCATCCTCTATGTCTTTGTACAGTAGATTGTTTTCTTTGTAGATTTTCCTGGCTAGTGTCAGGGTTGGTGTGTCTGCAAAGCGGTCATGATACTGCTGGGCAGTATCTTTCTTTGGGTGTTTCATAGGTATTGGATTTCAAATAAATGTCACTCTGTGACCACTATATCAGCACAAAGCCATTTTTGTCTACTTTCCCAGCAGCATGCAGGCTTTTCAATTCATATATAGATTTCCCGAAGGTTTTTTGAAAATGTGGCAGATCTAAAAATTTCCAGTCACCACCCCATTCAAATCCGTATCTCTTAAATATCTGCACCACCTCCATCCAGTCTGCTTTGCCATCCCCATCAAAATCTGATTTGACATCCCAGGCAGCAGTTTCAAAAGTTCCATTTTTATCTTTGTCCAGGATCAGCACAATATCAATGGCCAGGCCATAGTTGTGATATGACTGCCCACCTTTGGCATTTGTAACCCTTTTACCAGGCTTTGATCTGCCCTGGGCAAATAGTGCATCCTGTTCAGCAAAAGTCCTTAAAGTGTACGCAAAACGGCAAATGGCACTACCTGTAAGTGATGCCAGGATCTCATCATAAAGTTCCAGTGCCTCATCCCTCAATTTTGGGTGCAGTAGCTGAATCCTCTCCAGTGTCTTTTGGTCTTTCATCTTTTTTAAATTTTTCAAATGCAGTCACTCCAAATACAGCAGCTGAATAAAGTAGAAACCCCTCAAATACAAACTGTTTTGTATTGGGCAGGTAACCCATCACAATAGCATTGATGAAAGCAGTGATGCCAGCAAATCTTTTGCTACTCACCAGGCCATCATCCGATAGTAAGTTTTTTAAGAATTTCATATATCCGTTTCCTAGATATATATAGCACAAAGCCAGCTATTAACACAATGATCCAAAGCCAGCTGATCTTTTTCTTTTCTACAGTCTTTGTCACTTTCTTTTCAGAAACTGTGACAGATTGCTTTTTGTCATTTAGGATGGCCACATCTTTGGTGATGCTGGTTGATTCCTGTTTGTCTTTTCGTTTATTTCGTTTATAGCGGATCTCTTTGATAGCCTGGGCAGGTATGCTCACACTGTCACCCTTTAAAGTAAAAAGCCCAGTGGCAGTGTCTTTTAACACCACCACCAGGTCTGTAGTTTCTATTTCTTTTGTAGATGTGTTTGCTGTACTGTCTGACTTTACAAACTGCTTAGACTGATCTATTGCCACAGCTGAACTGTCTTTGATTTGCTTATTGGTAGCTTTTTGCACCAATGAACATGATGTGAACAGCATTGCCAATATGATCAACCTCATTCTCTGTCTTGTTTGTTTTGCATGGAAATTGCCAGCTTGTTGATAGTCTCAATAATATTGTCCAGCTTTTTAGCAATACTGTCCTCATTCTTTTCAACCATGCTCACCCTGACCTCTAGTTCTTTTAATTTCAAACTAACTTTTACATAGATGCCTATCAATCCAATGATGATGGCTATGGCCTGGCCTGCTAAAAAAACCGCAATACTTGTCATGTTTACTTACTATCAATCAATTTTAAAAATACTGGATAGATCTCATCAGTCTCAATGTTGCCTATTGTGTCAATGGTGATTTCACCTGACCACAAATTCACAACATCAATTTCCTTTTCAGCCGTTAAAAGTTCCTCTTTTTCTTTCTGCAATTCAGGCCACTTTTCTTTAGACACAGTGATTGATCCGTCTTTTTCCTCACCGTACTTTTTGAATAGTTCCATCTCTGCCTCAGAATACAGTTTGAACTCATCACCTACAATGGCATTCAGCCTTTGCAAATACAGCTTTGTTTTCATGTTTGTCTTTTGTTTCAACAAACCATGACTGATGACCTCTGTTGATCCGTCTTGTTTTTGCTTTGTGATTCCGTTCAATTCGTAGTGTAGTGCCACTACCTCATGTAGTTTTAGTTTCATTGCTTTTCGTGTTTTTAATATATAGCTTTTCAGCTATTTTTTATCATGTAAGTGTCAGCCCTAATTCACCAGCAGCCCAACTCCATGTGTAGGTGTTGCCTGTCCTGGATGTGTAGTCAGATCCTGACATGGTCAGGTTGCCATCCGCTACCTTTAGATTGCCTGATGTCCACAGTTCATAGTAATAAACTGCCTGGGCATCCAGGTCATCATCTATGCATTTCAAAAACAGCTTTGTGGCTGTCACAGCTGCACCATCTTTCCAGGTGCTTACTGCACTGATTGTCTTTGTCATTCCGTCTTATTTGTGGTGTGCATCATCACACACCTGGTTTGTTATTCTGTCACTGGCTGTTCTGCCCAGGGCAATGGTAGATTCACTATTGGGGGATTCTTAATGTCTGCAATCTTAGCAGCCACATTTGCCTGCAATGCCTCAACATCATTGCCTGCCTCTAGCCAGCTGATCACTTGATCCTCTGTCAAATCAGGATAGGCTGTAAAGTCTGTTTCTGATGGTGTAGCACATGCCATTGCACCATAGGTGTCAGCAGTGATGTCACCATCTGTGCCAGCATACCTCCAGTGAATTGTTTTTACTACATCTAAAAGTTCACCATCCTGTGGTGCTGTGTCCATTGCACTGATAATCCAGTTGTATTGTATTGCCATTATATATTGTTATGGTAACGATGAATAAACATTAATATAGTAGATTGTGCCGTCAATGCTTACAGGTAGGTGACCAGCTGAATTGAACGCTTGTCCAGTATTTCTTGCACCTATTTTAATTGCAGCCCTGCCATACCCAGTGTCAGGCTCACCTGTTTTTATTGATCCTGTTGTAATTTCTACATTGCCACTAGTAGTAATTTTTAATCTTTCTGTAATATCATATTGATTCGTAGTGGTATCAGGATGTGTGTAAAATCTTAATTCTGTACCCCAATTACTTATACTTGGTCTAAATCCACCAATACCTGCAAATAATTCATCATTATTAAACCAAATCACATTACCATAATTATTAGTGTTTGACTGCTGACTTAATTCTATACCTGCTGTTCCTGAAGTGCTAAAAGTTACTGTTGAAGAACTACCATTATTACCTGATGTTAATGTGGAAATTTTTGTTCTAGGGTTTGTAGTATTTATCCCAACACTACCACCATCCTTAACTGTCATGTAGATAGCATCAAGCCCTGAAACATCAGTTGAATTTGCTCTACCAATATAGATGTCACCGCTTGCTGCTGATGATGCACCTCTACCAGCTGCTAGATATAAATGCCCTGATGTGTTGCCTGATCCAAATCCACCACCTGATTTTATAGTTAGGTTTCCACCGTTGCCACCTGATGTTGCAGTATTAACTCCATAAACAGCTGATGTTTTTTCAGGTGTGTATAAATTCAATGCTGTGATACTGCTGCTAAATGTTGCAGCACCAGTGTTTGCTATTCTAAACCTCTCTGTGTTGTTAGTGCCAATTACAATTGGTGCATTGTCTGTTGTGCCAAATAATAAACCTAAACCATTATTTGTATCAATAGATGACCATCCTGCTCTTGTTACACCAAATAAAGTACCAGCTGCACTTGTGCCAAATACCCTCATTTGTGTTAAACTTCCAACATTGTTTTCAGCATATATACTTGGAACATCTGTTGTTCCTGTCATTAGCGTTCTAATATTTCCACCCGTTTGTACAGATGAACTGAATGTTGCAGCACCAGTTGGTGCTATGGTTAAACGTGTTGCAAATGTGCCTGCATTATTAGTACCAAAAAACAACTGACCACTATTTGAACTAATCTGATCATATTGAATTTGTGCATTTATATTAGTATTGCTACTATCATAAAAGTTTATGTTTCTAGTTGCACCAGCTTGCAAATTAAGATTGCCACTAAATGTTGCTGTAGTACCAGCCAATGCACCAGTCAATGTGCCACCTGCTAGTGGTAAGTAAACACCTGCCACAGATGGGATGTCTGATGTCAATGCCAGTGTGCCTGATGCAGCTGGGAATGTGTAAGTGTAAGTGCCAGTGTTTGGGATGGCAAATCTTTGTGTGTTAGATGGTGCATCACCGTCTGCTATGTTGATGTAGTTTAGTCCAGTTGCTGATGTTGCAATCAATGACAAAAATCCTGCATCAGTTCCAACAGCTGCTGATTTTGACAGCAATACTCCCTGACTTAGTTTTATGATGCCACCAACAATGTTTTGATTGAATGTGGTCACATTGCTGAAAGTCTTTGCACCTGTGATCGTTTCTGTACCTGATATATGTACAACAGATGAATCAGTTGCATAGGTATTTGAATCAACAGATCCATCAGCCTTTAGAAACTGACTAGATGTGCCACCTGACTTTACCAAAGTAGTGGCGTTTAATGTACCTATAATTGTTGCAGCGTTACCACTACCACCTGTTTTGTTTATGTATAAGCCTTCGCCATTGCCACCTTTAGTGATATTTAATGCAATTCCACTACCACTTGAATGATTGATAGCAAAAGTATCGCCACTGCCACTTGATGCAAAACTGCCTGTTGTGCCAATTAAACCTCCAGTCAATGTACCACCACTCAGTGGCAAATAGCCACTCAAATCAGGAATTGCCTGTGTAGACAAATTTCCTGCTGAATCAGCCACCACCATCCTAGATCCTGTGCCAATTAAATTTGCAATATTTACTACACCTGCTGTGCTTACACCAACTCTGTATGTATTGTTTGTTCTGATTTCTAAACTGTGGTTTGATGTAGTGCCTATGATACCAGCAGTTGATCCATAGCTTAGTGACACAGTCACAGTGCCATTTGTAGATCTGATTGTGTCAGATCCTGTCAATACACCTGTGACAGTAGTATTGCCGTTCAACCTGGTTGTGCCATTGACATCTAATTTGAATCCTGCATCAGTTGCAGATCCTGGGTTTGCACCTATGTATGTATTGCCTGTTGTGGCAAAAGTTCTGATCTGTCCTAGTAAGTTTGAAAGTCCAGCAGCTGTCACAGATCCTACAGTGATGCTGTTTGCTGTTGTGTTGCCTCTAGTGGTAACTGTGTCCAAAGTATCTGCCTCAGTCACATCACTTGCATTCACCCAGTTAGATCCATTATACTTTAGCACCTGGCCATTGCTAGGGCTAGTGATGATCACATCACCCAGTTGTGTCAATGTGTAGTCACCCTCAGCAGGATTGACTGTGCCAAATCTGCCATTGAAAGAAACCACCCCAGCACCTGTCAAAGTCTTTAGGTCACTGATGGTAGTCTTATATAAATATCCAGTGCTGGGATCACCCACAGCCATCAGGTCACTGAGACTAAGGGATGCCCTGGATTCTAATTCTGATATTTTCTTATTTGCCATACTGATAAATAGCTTTAGCTAGGATATTGGTAGTTTGTTGGTACTTGACATCTGTCAGCTGTGTATGGTAGCTGCAAGCTGATGTCAGCCTTTACAGCCACTAGATTGTCAGGTGTGTCCTCAGTGATAAATGTCAGCTGCACATTGTCCTGCATCTCAAATTCAAATTCCTCATACAGCAACTGTGCAATGATGTCCTGGGCAATACTCAGCTGATCACTCACAGCCTCTGTCTCATTGATTTTCTCAGGCAGCATTCTGTCAAAGAAATACAGACTGAAATTCAGTGCAAGTGTCCTGGTGGTGATGCTGGCATTGGTTGAATCAAAGTACATGGCAGGATATACATTGTCTGCACTCTCACCCAAAAACTCATCAAAGTCACCGTAATAAACAGTATTAATTTGCTCGTGTGCCTCTGCTATTGCTTTGATTTGTTGCACCACTTGATTTAGTGTCAATGTTCTTGCTGCCATTTTTTTGTTTTTTCTCCAGGTAGATTTTTAGTTTCTCCTGATTCTTTTTAGAATATGTTTTATTCGCCACAGCATTGATTTGTGTCTTTTAACCAATTGTCTAAGTTCTTTGGATCTTTACAGCAGTAGTCATCACCCAACCAAATAGTGGTTGTGTATGAATCTCTCTCAGGTTTGATGATGTCCACCCCTATCCCTGGGCTGTTGTATAAAGGAAATTTGACAGTAGTTGCCACCTGTTTCAAATATTTAACCAGTCTTTGGCCGTAAAATTCAGCCCTGGATCTGTACCTGTTGGCCACATCAATCATGTCCTGTGCAGATGGCAGATCAGTATTGTCACTGCTTTTTCTCACCACACCTTTGTTGTAAAACTGATATGACAGTCCCATTGGCAGTTCACTCATCACATAGTACACCAGGCAGTTTGTGATGTAGGTGTCCAGCAGATCTGATTCATCAGCTGTCAGGTTTCCTGCATCAATGCCATCCTGCAATCTGTTGTATAAGCCTGTGCCTAGTGCTGGCAATATGTACATGTCCTGTGCTGTCAGGATCTCAGGCAGGATCAGTTTCTCATCCACATTGGCATGCAGCCCTGTCCTTTCTTTTATAGTTTTAACCGAAATAAAAAGTGTATTTCTGCTCATCTTATTTATCTTTTTTTATTACAACATTACTCACCCGTGTGTGTCTACAGCTAGGGCTATGCTCACCATT